AAGTAATAATTGGAGAGAGGGTTGGAAAGATCATATCAATGCCGAATGGACACGTAGAGATCTTAAAAAACATTTATATAGGGCAGTTGCTAATGTTAACATTCTTGAGGGTATCCGTTTTTACGTATCTTTTGCTTGTAGTTTTGCTTTTGGTGAACTCAAGCTCATGGAAGGAAGTGCAAAAATTATATCACTCATTGCCAGAGATGAAAATCAACACCTCGCAATCACCCAAAACATTCTAAATAATTGGAAAAAAGGTGACGATCCAGAAATGGTTCAGATTGCTAAGGAGCAAGAACCATGGTTAATCCAAGCATTTATGAATACTGTTGATGAAGAAAAGAGATGGGCAGAGTATCTATTTAAAGATGGTTCTATGATTGGACTTAATGATAAGTTACTACAACAGTATGTTGAGTGGGTTGCTAACAAGCGTATGAGATCAATAGGTCTTAAACCTGTTTATGATGTACCGATTAGAAACAATCCATTACCTTGGACAGAGCATTGGATATCCTCAAAAGGATTACAAGTTGCACCACAGGAAACAGAAGTCGAATCTTACATTGTTGGAGGAATCAAACAAGATGTTAAAAAGGACACATTCTCAGGTTTTAAACTCTAATAAAACATTTCATGTATATCTACATGAAAAATGTTTATTTAAAAATTTGAATCAGGAAGAGTTCGATGTTATATGGGGAAGGCTATATCATTCCTACTGGGATGGCCTTTCATATTCTGAAATTGATATAGATGAAGCATCACTTATAGATTCATCTTATTAAAATGAAAATAGAATTTGAAAAACAGTTCGGTAAGGGTACAGACCCTTGGTATGCAAAGACAGAGAGGTGGGTTAAGAAAAAATTTAAGAACCCATTTATACAGCATTTAGCATTAGGATTTGTTGCATGGTTGAAAGAAATTTGGATTGAAGGTAAAATCAAAATGGAAATGAACAGTGTAGATGAACAAATCAAAGAGATTCATAAAGAGTGGGATGAAAAAACAAAACCTAAAGTTAGAATTATTGAAACTGAATCAGAGGTAAAAGGTTTGAAAGATATGAGTATCGAAGCATATCGTGAAGCAGCAAAAGCAGATGCATGGTTGTTCGGTGAATACGATGCATATAAAGTATATGAAGATACAGAGGATTCTTAATCCTCTTTTTTTGTGTCTAAATATCTTTATAATAATTTTGTATTAGTTATGCAACCTACATTAGATCCTAAAGAACTAAAGGATATTGGTGATATATGGAAGAACATTACAGATCCCACCAAGACTCCTCCAGACGAGACACCTGTAACACCAGAGCCATATGATCCTCCTGCAGGTGCTATCAGTAAAAGAGATGAACTAGAAGCAACAGGTAAGTTCTCTGCTACTGAGATTGATAATATTCTAGCAGATGTAGAGGAACCTCCAACACCAGAACCACCTGCTGAAGATGGAGCAGTATGAAAATCCCTGGTACTACAAAGGTACAGCTTTCACTTCTGATGATATTGGCGATTTCTTCGGTTACGTCTACTGTATTACAAATAAAACAACAGGTAAGAAATACATCGGTAGAAAGTACTTCGTACAGAAACGGAAACCTAAGGGTGGAAAGAGAAGAGTTACTTCTGAGTCAGATTGGAAGAAGTATTATGGAAGTTCCCCAGAACTCAAATCCGACATATCCAGATATGGAAAGGACAACTTTTCCAGAGAGATTATGTCACTTCATACCACTCTCGGAAAGGTTAACTACGAAGAAACCAAGCAATTGTTCTTAAATAATGTTTTGATAGAGGCTCTTGACGATGGAACCCCTGCATATTATAATAGCAATATTCTAGGTAGATATATGAAGAAAGATTATGGAGACTTCTAATCCTCTAGAAGGTAGTTTATACGCAACTCATACTCATGCTGTAAAACGATTAAATGAATTAATCGAAGAAGGTAGAGAGGCTGATGCTTGGGCTATAATTCACGAATATGAGGAATGGTTGGATTTGCACACAGATGAAGATTACGACCACGATATATACTCTTTAGAATATATCGGAGATGATAGTGAATACGATTAAAGAACAAGCAATGGGGATATTGAATAGAAAGTTTCCTAACTGTACTGTTGATAGTATAAATCGGTGTGCAACTGATTGGTCAAGTAACCAACTCACTACCATAGGCCTTGTAAATTATTACAAAGCATACTATAATGAAGAATATAAAAACCATTAGGTTATTCAAATGCAAAAAATTGTAAATGTCATCGCGTTGTCGTCTGGTGTTGTATCTGCTGCCGTTATTGGGTTGGGGATATTTACTTATGTACAGAGAGATCAACTCATTGATAGCGTTAAGTCCAAAGTTATGGACGCAGTTAGTGACGCACTTCCAGGTGCTATAGGTGGTTCATTACCTCCTACAACTGGTCTTCCAACAGCACCTCAAGCTGCACCTGCAGCACCCTCTGCACCTCTAGGTCTTTAAGTTGCTATATAGGAATAGTTATTCCTATTCCTATGGCTGAAAAAGTCGAAGCAATTAAAGAAGAGAAAAAAGGCCCTCTTGGTAAGTTAAAGGAAGCAATTGTTCCCGACTCAGAAGAACAAGCAGCCATCATTAGTACACTTGTACGATTGGGTGTTCTTGTTTGGTCAGGTGGAATATTGACATTAAATTACGTAGCTATACCAGGTGTGCCTCAGCAAAAAATAGATCCAACTTTCATAGCCTCAGTTTTTACTGGGGTTTTGGCTAGCTTTGGAATTCAAACAGCAAGCAAGAAAGGTGATGGAACTATGAAGATGGACAAGGGCGGTGGAACTGGCCCTAACGGACAGATATCTAAAAAAGATATGGAGATGTTAATTGAGAAAGCAGCACAGGCCGCACCTGCTCAAACCATCAGAATAGAACAAGCACCTCTTGCTATTGCACCCGTAGTACCCCCTAAAAAATCATAATGGCTAAACTTAATGATGTAGTTAAAAGAGTAGACGCACTAGAGAAGACAACTGTTCTTCCTAAGATCTCTATTATATTTTCTACTATTGCATTGATACTCGTATTTTTATAATAAATAATACACACTCGGAGAAAAACAATGTCTTGTGGCGATCACGAAAAAATGAATCCTGTTGTACATGCTTTGTATCATGCAAAGGAATGGGATAAGAAAATGATAAAGAAGTTTCAAGATAAATTCAACTTAACTGATTATCAAATCAAATGTATTGCCTTCGCTAAAGGTTTTATAATCGGTGCAATTCTTTTATAATAAATATAACCGTAGTTATTAGTATAATAAAATGTCACATTTCGGAGACCTTTTAACTGGTAAGACCCCAAAGACTGAGGTTCCAAAACCAGTTGTAGAAGAACCAAAAAGAGCAAGAAACGATAAAGGACATTACATTAAAGATGATCCTAGCACCCCAGAGAATGAAGCATGGGTTGGTGGTAAAGCACCTAAAAAGAAATAAGGTTCTTAATGGAACTGACTGAATCTAATGTAATAGAATCACTTAAAGATATCTCTCCTTACATTGAGGCTGATGGAGGGTATCTTGAATTTGTAGAGATAGAAGAAGAAACAAAGTTTGTTAAAATAAGACTTAGTGGTGCATGTGAGACATGTGCTATGAGTGCTATGACTTTAAAAATGGGTATAGAAAAGAAATTATTTCAAGACTTTCCCGACTGTAATGGAGTTATACAGGTTCTCTAACTTAGTCATACAATCAACACATAGTTAGGTAAAAATTACTACACTATGCTATAAATAATGTTGTAGTACAGGATTGAAAGATCATGCCCTTTACTCAGCAAAAACATTATACCGTCGGATACCACGACGCACAAGAACATCATCATGAAATCTGCGAATACGCAGAGGATGCATACTCAGCAATAGAACACAGTAAAGAGGATGTACCTTATCTACAGGCACATCCTCATTTTATTGATTATTGTAATTGTATCCCAACCGAGGTTGATAACCTGTTTGATATCAGAGCATGTGGTATACCCTTCGGATGTTAAATGAACCAAATTACACAGAATAAACACGAAATTATGTGGTGGATGTCTAGACTTACAGTAATGCTAAGTGCATTATTCCTTTCATTTTCTTTAGCAGCAAGTGCATATGCAGCAGAAATTACCATGGGTTCTGGTGGGAATCTCATCTTTAGTCCTAACGAACTTACTATATCTGCTGGTGATACGGTTAAGTTCGTTAACGGGGAACTACCCCCTCATAATATGGTAGTAAAAGATCATCCCGAATTATCTCATACTGACTTGGCTTTTATGGGTGGGGAAAGTTTCGAGGTTACTTTCCCAGAATCTGGAGACTATGAGTTCCAGTGTGACCCTCATGCAGGTGCAGGTATGAAAGGAGTTATTCACGTACAATAACATGGCTACTATCACACTTAATACACCTGACGGTGCAACCGAAACATTCGAATGTGATGAAGATACTACTATCTTAGATGCACTCGAAGAAGCAGGTATTGATCATCCTTCATCTTGTAGAGCAGGTGCATGTTCATCATGTGCAATGAAGATTACAGAAGGAACTGTTGATCAAGAAGAACAATCATTTTTAGATGATGATCAGATGGAAGAAGGTTACGTTCTTACGTGCGTAGCGATGCCCACTTCTGATAGTGTTACTCTCCTAACAGAACAAGAAGAGCACCTAGTTTGAATAGATACATAATACTAATACTACACATTAGTTTATGTTATCAACTCAGTATCGTTTACGTCTTGAAGCAATATGCAGAGACATTGCCTCAGGCACAGAAGTAAGTATAGATGATATGATCTGGGCACAGAAATTAGCAAAAGCAAATACCTCAGCAAGAGGAATGTTAGCAACGGCTCGTCGGATGAATACAAATCCGAACGAGTCTTTTCTTAATGGCCTGAACATTGGAGACCCCGACTCAGGTAATCATAAAAGGGGTTTTGGTTCACCAGATGATATAGTAGATTGGTTTCATCAAGAAAGATCTGATGATTGGCGACAAAGAGATTAGTAAGTATAAATACTTATATGAAAAAATTTAATACTTGGGTGTTAGACACCACAATTTACATCTTAGATTTTCTCTACAGAGGTAGAGACTTTCAAAGATTCTGGGTATTAGAAGTTATTGCGAGAGCACCCTACTTCTCATTCATAAGTGTTCTACATTTTCGTGAGTCACTAGGCCTCAGAGGACAGGAACACATCTATCTTATGAAAGAACATTTCTATCAGGCATTAAATGAAACAGAGCACTTGGAGGAGATGGAGAAGCGAGGAGGAGATCAATATTGGATCGACAGATTTCTTGCAAAACATCTTGTTCTGGTATACTATTGGATCATGGTGGGGTACTATCTTGCCGACCCTACTAATGCATACGATATCAATATGAAGATTGAACAACATGCATTTGAGACCTATACTAAGTACAGTGCATATCATCCAGAGGATACTAAGATCGCAGAGATCGCACAGGATGAACTAAACCACGCAAAAGAATTGAAAGAAGCAATGCTGATGATTGCCTAATGGTTACAGTAGTCTGGTCAATAAATATAATGTGTGCTATACTATTAATATGTGTAGCAATAGTAATTTATTGGATCTTTATGTATGATACGTGGTATCCTAACGACTAGATGGTTAATACTACCAATAATAATAACAGCGTGTGGTACTGCACCAGTTACCACACCACCAGCTGGTGCGTTAGAAGTTGAAGAAGAATTAATGCTGAGAATAATAGATTACGCAGAAGGATATAGAGCAACAAAAATAAATCTTGATATTGATTCCATGATAAATAGTGCACTAATGGAGTTCGAAAATGGGAGCAATGGTACCCCCAAGCAGGAAGAGTTGTTACAACTTCCGAGTGACAAAGATTAACAAAGTAGTTGACGGTGACACAATTGATGTTACAATAGATCTTGGATTTGATCTATACAAAAAAGAAAGGGTTCGCGTAGCTGGGATTGATACTCCTGAGAAACGTACCCGTAACTTAGAGGAAAAAGCACTTGGAATCGACGCAACAAACTGGCTCAAAGCGAAACTGGCTGAAGCCATTACTGGTGACGACGAGCTTACTATTAGGACTGAACTTAGTGGTGGCATCGGCAAATATGGTCGTCTACTGGGGTGGTTATATATCGGGGATGGCGATGTGTCACTTAATGAAGAAATGATCAAGCAAGGATATGCTTGGGAATATGATGGTGGTACGAAGAATAAAAACTTTGAGGAACTCAGAGAGATTCGTAGAACACTTGGTACGTTAAATGCTGGCTAAACTTAAAAAGGCATATGTAAATTTCACATTGACTTTTGCAATGCCTTTACTTATAGTCAATGGTATAACTAGCCATTATTCTGCATGGTGGAATAAAAAGTTGGATGATGCTGATGCTTTGGTTGCTTGTAGAAACTTAGCAGACAAAGGTTTAGGAACCAGAGAGGAATGTCAGAAAGAGTTTGATAATCGTTATCAAAATTTTATAGCAGAAGATATAATTGAAAAGGAACTTTGGGATCCTTTCTATAATCATATAAGTATGAACTATGTCCAACCTATACATGGATGGTACTATCGTAGAACAGGAAGTCTTTACAATCTTTATAGGTGTCGTGAGTATTTACCAGACTTTGAGATGGTAGGAGAATGTATGACAATTATTGATGAGGAAGATTGCATGGGTGGTATTGATGAGTGTTATTCTACTTCTTCTTGACTTTAATTGGTGGTAGACCTTTCTTCTCACGGTATTTGTTTGTTCTGATTTCAGATAAGGATGGTCTGCTAACATCTTTACCTAATTTTTTCTGTATAGTCTTCCATAATTTTTTAACTACAGGTTTTATAATTCTTATCAATAATGGTGTTGCAGCAGCACCTGCTGTAGCCACCACTGCTAATGCAGTCACAGTTGAAACTTGATTTAAAGGTGGAACGTATTTTTCAAGTGGTGTAGTGGCTTCATATAATGTCTCACAGATCTTACCATCATCACTAAGTTTATGACCAACTACTTTCTCATCACCAGACTGAGTAGTATCACCAACTCTTAGTTGGCCTGGGCCAGGGCATTCTACTTTTGGAGGAACTACATCTCCAGTGTCTGGTACTTCTGGTGGAGGTGGTGGTTCTACTGGTGGTGCTTCAGTAACAAATGTAGGTAGTGTTTGTTCTGGTTCAAAATTAATTGCATCATATGTTGGATATTGGCCATTAGGGCAAGCTGTTTGTGCACCTTTAGGATCATCATTTACAAGGTTCTTATCAAAAGGTAATTTATTTACTTTGTTTTGATCATCAGGATGAAAGGTTACACAACCTGGTAATTCTACAATAGGGAAACCAAGTTGTAATGTTACTGGAGGATGCACATTATATAATAATGGTTGTGGTAAACGATAGATATTAATATTCGAAATTGGATGGGTGAATATTCGAGGATCGTTTACGATAATATTTGGTATAGTCATTCTGGTGCGTTACCAATGCTTATTGGTTTTAATACTGATGCACCACCATATGATACTTCCTTTGGTTCTTCAAGTTCAACTTTATAATCAACTTGTGGGATATTATGTTGATGTGGTGCTACAACACCTGGTGGATTTACTAATACTACATCAGCACATACAGATGCATAAGGTGATTTTGGATGGAACATGATACCAGCCTTCATTAATTCACCACAGTTTTTTAAACGAGCTATCTCAAAGTCTAATCTTTTATTTGCAGTTGCCTGTTGCATTAATGCAATGTTTGATGCAGCTGCTTCTTTACATTGTTCTTGTAACTCTTTATCTAATGGTCGTGACCATGTAGCAGAGAGACCTATAGAGAGATTATAATTTTCTGTCTGTCCAGTTCTTGTAGGAATATAATAAAGAATCTCACCAGGATTGTCGGGTATATTGTCATCATCATTATCTGCGTTGTTGTACACTGGATCTTGATAGTATCGTTCAAACGGCCGCTTGAAACTTCCCGTCCCATTGAAGTACGGTGTGACGTTCATGGTAGGCCCTTGACATGCGATACCATTTCCATATTGGTTAGTTATGTATGGGCCCTGTAATACTTGTATAGCTTGATTGGTTACTGAGCCAGAGGAATTTGCTATTGGATTTGCGGTAGCAGAAACCCCTCCCACGTCAGTCGCATAGGAAGGGGTACATGTAAGTGCACTTAAAACTAATAGAGCAAGTTTCTTGGCTACTGGCTGAATGTTGATTGTGTGCTTGTGACGCTTTCTATTGTTGTAGTTCTCTGTATTATTGTTTGCGTCGCTAGGCCAGGCCCCATATAACTTTCGCTGTATTGAAAGGAACCTGCTGGATTTACGATTGAAAAGTTTGGTTTGTTGTTTAGATCCATTCCAGTCCATGTTGAAGTCACTCCCTCTATAGTATTAGTTCCAGCTGTTACGGAAGGTGCAGAGATTGATGCACCATCATGCTGTATATTTGTCCCCGTTATTACATATTGATAGCCTGTATTATAGTCTATCGAATTTATGGTCTCGGTCACCGTAGACGTTGTTTCCGTCGTAGATTGCATCGAGCCCTGTGTAAAATTAGGCACCACGGGCACAGCAACCGCAGTCCTCGCACTCGCAAGGACAGTTGCAACCGCAGTCAGGACAAGTAACCGTTTCATTCCTCATCCTAGTTTATGGTTAATGTGGTAACTATTTGGCCAGTGGCTGTGGTTCCAGCACCACCTGCTGTTAGACCGATAGCTCCATCTGTTGCGATAGTTCCTGCAAGTGAACCTGCATGACCACCAGAAGATGTAACGGTTTGACCATACGCTGGCATATCCATAACTGTTCCGTATGAGTTAATCTCAGGAGCAGTCTGATTACCACTACCATCTGTTGCAGCAGCAGTATATGTATGTGCAGTTACATCAACACCTGCACCAAGTGCATTCGTTTTATCACCAGCGATGAAACTTTCTGTTAGGCTGAATGCATCTCCTGCTGTGGTAACTGTATAGACACCATCAGAGTGAGTAGCCGCCACACCTGTAGTTTCGTTTGCTTGACCTAAACCGCCCATTGTACCTGCGGTAATATTTGTACCTTGTACACTGTAGGTCGAGCCAATTCTTGTTGCATCTGTAGCTGCAGCATCAACACGAAGTTGAGTTGAAGCAGAGATCGTATGTATAATATCAGCTTTAGCTGCTGGTGCTACTACCGCACCCGTCATCAATACCATTCCAATTAGTGATAGAACTTTCTTCATGCTGTTGGTAAAGATAGTTTGTCGGCTTTATTTAGCGTTAAAATACCTAGGGTTGAAAAACCCCATATATATGGTATAATGAAGAACATTAATGTATCAGACTGATGACAGAACAGCAAAACCATCTTAGAGAATTATTAAAACAGGCAGAAGAAATTAAAGTCGAGATTAATAATTTGAATGCACAAGCACAAGCAAAGAAAGATTTATTACTTAGAGCATTAGGTGCAGTAGAATATTTACAACAGATAGGTGTAACACTTGAAGAACAAACACCAGTAGTAACACCAGAACCAACAGCAAAACCAAAATCAAAATCAAAAGGCTCTTGACGAATTAATCCCATGTGTTATAATACATTTGTTGGACGCAACATGGGAGTGACTGAATAAACTTACTGGCAACCGCTAGTTAAGGTGATGAGACACAGGTGGTGCTGCTTCGAAAGAAGAACCGATCAACCAATCGGGTCTCAGGCAATAACGTTTTTACTACTGTAGTAATGCCCGTTATTTGTTGGTATACAGGAATCCAACCTCCCTCCTTTTTTTACGGAATATATAATGGAAGTAACAATATACGACACACCCAACACAATGAAAATCTTTTTAGATACAGCAAACACTCAAGAAATTAAAGATGGTTATGATACTGGTTTAATTGATGGAGTAACTACTAATCCTTCTTTGATAATGAAGAGTGGTAGAGATCCAGAGGAAGTTTATCAAGAGTTAATAGACTATGGTATTCCTGATATAAGCATGGAAGTCGTAGGTAGTGATGAGGTAATGCTTGCTGAAGGTAGAAGACTTGCAAATAAGTTTGGTAAGAGTGCAACTATAAAGGTTCCATGTACACCAGAAGGTTTATGGGTTTGCAAACAATTATCTAGAGAATTAATTAGAGTTAATGTTACTCTTATATTCTCACCCGCACAAGCCATACTTGCTGCAAAAGCAGGTGCGAAATATGTATCACCATTTGTAGGAAGAGTTGATGATAACTCATTCGGTGGTCTATGTCTTATTAAAGATATTGCTAATATATACTGCACACAAAATATACACACTGAGATACTAGGAGCATCAATTCGTAATGTAAGAGATGTAGGTAGAGCATTTGAGTATGGTGCTAATGTATGCACATTACCAACAGGTGTATTCCATAAGATGTACAAGCATGTTCTTACTGATGCAGGACTAGCACAGTTTGATAAAGATTGGAAAAAAGTCCAAGAAGGGCTTGACTTATAAGGTAAACCGTATTATAATACCCCCAACTGGCACACTATAGGAGTGTGACAGTTGTATAAATAACTTTACATAACAAAGGACTCGAAAGATCGTAACCCTGCGTAGATGTATAAAAAGTACCATGTCGGTGGTACTATCATCCGCAGGATTTTTTTCTGCGAGACACTAAAAAAAACAAATGTTTAAAACTTCAATCGCAGCTCTTGCTGCTGCTCCTCTTCTAGCCTCTGGTGCTGCTTTTGCTGGCCCATATGTTAATTTAGAAGCAACTGGTTCATATCCTGATGGAACATACACATCTGGTGGTTTAGAAGCAGTAGTTGGTTACGAAGGCGAAACACCTGGTGGAATCGGTTGGTACGTTTCTGGTGGCCCTACAGTAACTCACACTGAGTCTAGTGACGAGTTCGGTGATGTAGAATTAGTAGGATACCTTGGTGGTTCTTATGATAAGTTCTACGGAGAAATCTCTGGTGTAACAAACTCTAGCGATGACATCGACTTCTCTGCTAAAGCAGGTGTTAAGTTCACATTCTAAGTTCTATAGACCTTAGCAATCAAGACCTCTACATAGTAGGGGTCTTTTTTTTATGTAATGAATTTACTCAAGCATCCGTTGTTTCAGATCAATATGATATTGGTTTGCTCTCTTGTCTTCATAGAGTTAATGCATATCAACTATCACAGAACAGCACCACCTTGTCCTGCACAGCAAATAGAGATGGAGGATGATTGGTAAA